TCTACCAAGTGCTTGTGCTGCTTCGGTAGCAGTTACACCCATAAACGCTGCTAAGTCAGCAGTAGGTTTAATCATTTCTTCTGCATTTGTACCAAACGCTTTTAATGCTGCACCAGCTTCAACAACATCGCTTAATGTAAATGGGGTTGTTGCTGCTACTTGATTAAATGTATTGAATGCTTTTGTTCCTCTTTCCACAGAACCAAACATGGAGTTTAGTCTTACTTTAACTGCTTCAAATTGCATAGAAGTTTGGATAGCACTTCTAAAACCTGCAATCAATCCACCAAATGCAAATGTGAATAAAAGTATTTGATTTCTTATTACACCTACAGATCTTGTTAATCCTGCAGTAGCTAATCTCATTCTACCTAAACCTGCAGATGTCTTATCAATTCTTGCTTTTAACGCCTTGTTTTCAAGACGCATTTTTTGCAACTGCAGATTAAGTTTACCAATTTGTTTTTGCGATTTAAATAATGCAAGACGATGTTTTTCTTGAGATTGTATTAATTTCACCGTGTTTTTTTGAGCCATTTTGCTCTGTATATTCAACGATGATTGTTTTTTTGCTAATCTACCTTGAGCAGCTGCTAACGCATCTAATGCTTGTCTTAACTTTTTTGCACCAGGAGAAGAAAACTTTAATTCTATTTCGTATCTTTTAGCCATTTTTCATTTTATTAAATTGTTCTGATTGCATATAATTTAACATTTTTTCTATAACATTGCACTTATCAATCCATTTTTTTGGGTGATTTCCGTATGATCCACCATAGGGTGCAACATTCATCTTCTTACAATAGGTATATCGTTGTATATCTCGTTGGTATTCTCTGCTTATAAAATGATTAGGACAAGTAAAAAAAGGTAAATGTGATTTAATAGTTTGATGTAGTTCGAACTTCTTTTCTGATGTTGCGTTATGTTCTTCTAATTCTTCTTTTAATAGATTGATAACATACCATACATCGTCCATAGATGTAAAGGTGTGAACGCTGTTATTCTTTTTTAGAGGTAACTTAGCTTGATAAGGAAAGGTAGAATATCTACAACCCTCACACCAATCATCTATCAATATATTTAATTCAAGTGAGAGGGATTCTATTCCCCCAAGCTATTATATTCCTGAATAGCCAGTTGTAATTCTACTCTATCGTTGATTGACAAAGATTTAATAAACTTATCATCTGCACCTTCTACACCATTTCTGATCCATAGTGTACTTAGTCCAAATTGATTTTTAATTACTTGTTGTCCATCTACTTCTTCAAATCGTACAGAATCCATACATTTATCAAAGGCGTCTACAGACATTTCTATAAGGGTAGCTTTCTTGCCACTCTTAAGCGTTATTTTTTTAGACATTGATTATCCTTTATTTGTTTTAAGCAGTTGTATTAGTTGCTTTAATGCTAAAGAATTTATTAGCACCAGTAGCATCTGCAATCGCTTTTTGTGATATACTCAAGAACATTGCTTCTTCTTCTGAAAAACTAACATCTGTCATAATAGTATTGTTAATATCAATACCAACTGTATTTGTACCAGATGATGCTTGTAAATCAATATCTACGTGTCCAGAAGCATCATCAAATGATTGTGTTTCAAATGATTCAATCAATCCTTTAGTGTTGTCATCGTATTTCACAACAGAATCACAAGTAGCAATTATTTCTGGTAATGCTCTTTGAATCACTTGATAGTTTCCAGAAGAATCAAAACCCATAAATTGAGCATCGTTCTCTAAAGTTAAACTGAATGATTTCAATACACAATCAGCAACACCTGCTACTTTAGTTGTATCAAAATCAGTTACAAAATAATTATTGTTGAAATGTGCTGTATTTCCAAATGTTGGTGGTGTATCTGGTGATAGATCAGGAACCATACCAGTTTTAAATGTGCCTGACATTTTAACTCTACCTGATTCTTCTCCAATATCTCCGTTAATTGTTAAAGAAGTTAAAACACAACCCTTAAACACCATTGAGTAGTCACCATCTACTGCATTATCTACTGCAACTGTAAATGTCATTGAATTGTCTGTATCTGTTGTTGTGCCAATCTCTATTGCTGCTGGTTCATATTGGTTTTCTACCTCGTATAAATCATCTGATGCTGCTCCTACGCCAGTAGAATCTTGTGTGATATTTTCAAGTAAAATAGGTAGGATAGTGCTATCTGCTATCCCTGAAAAACTTATTTCTTTTACGGTTACTTTGTTTGACGCAAAAGTATCGACTTGTTTTAATGTTCTTCCAGTTCCGTGTCTTACATCTGTTACTTGTAACGGATTAAGAGCAGGAAGTTCGAGTGAGTCGATATTAATTAAATTCATTGATGAAGTTACTGCTGTACCTGCAGTAGCTTCTTTTATAATCCCAAGCTGAAAATCTTTTGGGGATACTGATGTTGAACTGATAGCCATTTTACTTTACCTCTTTTTTAACTTTTGATTTTACTTCTTCTAAATAATCTTTTGCTAATTTTGGCACTTTTGATAATTCTACCTTTTTACCAGCATTTAATTCGTACCAATCTTGAGCATCTAATCCCAAGAAACTTGGTCTGCGTGGTATTGACTTATCTTTTCTTTTATAAATTTTAGCCATAATTAACTCCTTACAATATAAAAAAGTCCATCTGAAGTTACAAAGAATTTATCATTAGAGGTAATAAATCTTACAAACTGTTCGTGTACCTCTTCATATAACACTGGAACAGTAATGCGTGACACATAGACATTATCTATTCCTGCGTCTACATTATGCTCTACTTCAGGCATACCTGCATAGAAATAAGGAATATCTCCACCATTAGAGTTGTTAAACAATATGGTTTCTATCCTGGTAATATCTTTGTACATCTGATCTAATGCTTTCTCATCATCTCTGTATGTTTTTAGTACATAATCCATTTCAATATTATATACATTCAGATAAGACTTGGTTCTCTTTTCTACTAATTCTTGTGAGGTAGGATAAATGCGTAATGATTTTGTACCAATGTCTTGATGTTGATTATCAAAGTATATTGGCAATCCACCTTTAAACTCTGTGCGTAACTTATCACGCAACGGAATCATAATCTTTTCATAAGTGATATTTTCGTATGTCAAAGCCATTATCTTGTATTTCCTACAGTTATATCAAAAGTTGCTTTTCTATATCCATTAAACTCTACATCGTCCTCATAAGTAATTCCATTAATAGAACAACTGAACAATGGATCTAAATCTACTAAAGTATAAAATAACTCTTCTATGCGTGATACGGTATTAAAAAAACGCTTTACAGTAGTATCGTTACGCTTATGATCTAACATAAAAAACTCTAAGGTTAAGTTGTAATCATTTGGCAATACTTGATACATTGTATTTTGTGCATCGGAAGTATTTCCTTTGATAATACAGAATTGATTTCCTCTGTGTTGAAAATCTCTGGAACGAAAGATAGGTAGAGAAGTAAAGAACTCATTCTTTATTCCCTTTTGGATTGTTTCTTCTACATTAACTTTCCAAGCATTAGTAGATGCGACTGCCATTCTTACCTCGATAGAATTGTTTGAAATCTTTACGAGTCATTTTAACAGAACGCATAGAAGGATTATCTACTTCTTCATAGATTCCAGATACTTCTACTTCCCACTCATCATTTAAGGTTGCAGTAGATGCGTCTGATGAACCCTGAAATCTTACTTGTAAACCACCTGCTAATTCTTGATAATCTCCATTAACAATTTCATCTTGTAGAACAATATTGTTTTTTAAGCCATCTTCATCTTTTGCATAAACAGTATATGTAGCAGTACCAATCGCACCAGCAGTAGTTACAATCACTTTCAATCTATCGTAGCTACCATAGTAATTTCCTCTTGTGTCAACAATATTAAGACTTCCAGACACGGATATTTTTCTTACAATTCCTTTAGAAGCATCTCCAGTATTCTGGAATGCTAACTTTGCTCTACCTGCATTTAAATCTTCGATGTGCATTGTTGCTTCTTCAAACAATGCTTCTGCTATTTCACTTGTTGGATCTTTCCCTTTAACAAGAAAGAATGCTGCAACCAATGAAGTTAATCGTCTAATAAGATAATCGTATGTACCATCTTTCAATAAGAATTGTTCTCTTGGAAGTGTAGCATCTAATTTAGAATCTACATAATCACTTGCGTCTTTCATTACTCTTGTTTTAAGAGTTGCAAAATCTTCTCCTGCTTCCATTAATAAATCATCAGGACTACTTGCGTCATTGTAATAATATACTGCGTCCTCTGACTCTTCATAATACCATTTATCGTTAGAGTTTACATCTGTCTTTGATGACTCTGCTGATCCTAAATCTTTACCATCTACAAAGAGCTGTGTAACCAATCCAGAGTCGTGAGAAACATATCTACTTACTGAATCTACTACCCAACCATATAAGGGTTTCTTTGTATCAAATTCATCTAAATTTGGAAAAGTATCTTTTAAATCTCGTGATGTTATATATGTAGGCATTTACTCTCCTTTGGCTCTTTTATACCACCCATACCAAAATTTTTCTTGCGTAGGGTTCTCAGAAATTAACAAAGAATAGAATAAGATTCTATATGAAATAAATCTATCTGCTTCTAATCGTTTACACGCAGAGATAGTTGCTGCACCAATTAATCCATCTTCTTTGATTTCAAAGGTGTTTTTATTATTACACGCTTGTTGCAATATCTTTACTGCTCTGCGTTGTCCAGTATTGACCACACAATCAAAGTATGGATAGCGTAAATCTTCTGGTAATGATTTAGCTTTGGAAGGAATCCAATAGTCTTGATAGTATATTTCTTTTGCTTGTTCTCTGGTTAAGTTCTTGATGTCAAGGTGAGGATAGAATCGTTTGGTAATACCATACTTAGTTTCCCCACCTAAATCATCTTTGTCATTGACATAACCACCCTCGTGTTCGAGGACTTTCTCAATGATTTCATTGAACTCCATTATGCTGACTTCTTCACTTTCTCGTATGATCGAAGTCCACCTAATCCAAGCATACCCATTAGTATCGTGGTTAGGGTTGTCATATCGAATTGAGGTAAAGCCACTTGATAACCAAATGAATATAAGAGAAAGACCAAAAACGGTTGTAGAACGAAGTGATAACATAAAGCTATCCCACAAGTCCAACCAACAAATGGACGCCAACCAGCAACAAATAAACTGGTATGTCCTGCTTCAACTTTATTGACTTCAAGTTGAGCTTTGTTAATCTCTTGTATAAGTTCTGCTTTTTCTGCTTTGTCAAGGGTAAAGTCATCGATTTTATCTGCTACTTTATCTATGATTCCTGCGACTACATTTAACTTAGGCATCTTCTTTCTCTTCTTTCAAAGAAGAATTAAGTTCAGTTGAGAAATGGTTTTTAGCACCTTGAAGTTGTTGAGCTTGAAATTGTAGATTGGCAATCTTCATATCAATATCTCTAATCTGATTTACCATAATCTTTTGCTCATCTTTTAGATCATCAAAGTTTACTTCTTTACCATCTTCTAATACGATTTTAAATTCATCTTGTTTTGTTTCTTTAGACATCTGTCCTCCAGTATGATTAATAATACTGAATATAATAAATTAAGAATATCTACGCATTCTTTTTCTTGTTTTGCGAGAATACTTAGCTCGTTGCTTTCCTGCTTTTTTTGCTTTGCGTTTCTTACGAGTTTCGTATGCGTATTCTGAAGAAGTCATTGCTTTAATTAAGCGTTCTGGTAAATATCGTTCTCCAGTTTTCTTTGATGGTTTCCCAGACTTGGTACGCCATTTTTGTTTTGTCCATCTGCGTAGACTTTTCTGTGATTTCTTGAGAGCCACTATCTATAACCTCCACCTGCTCGTTTATAAGCAAGTGCTAACATCTGTGCTTTTCTTGCACTCCATTGTCCAGGATTACCACCTTTGTTACCTCTTAGGATTTTATTAAATAAACGCTTTCTAAGCGTAGGTTTAGTATAATTTCCTGCTTGATTGACTCTCGATTTTTTATGTTTTGGCATTATCGTACTTCTTTCCTTACATCTTCAATAATAGTATTTTCATCAAATTTCATACTAATACCAGGAACAAATCGTTTTACCTCTTTACCATTTTCTAATACAATAATAGTAGGAACGATTGTAATATTCCATTCTTTAGCTATTGTAGCACCGATTACTTTATCTTCAATGTCTATCTCGGCTACATAGCAGATGTTTGCTAATTTCTCTATTTTTACTCTATTCTGATGATTCCAAGAAGCATTCACTTGTACTACTGAACAATTATGTACATTTAATAACTGTACATCTTGGAAACTATCCAATCTAACGGATTGAGAGTATAAGGGTGATTGCCATAAAAATAATCCAAGCAACCATACCATACCATAGTAATAATTCATCTTTATACCTCATATTAATTATTATTCATCTTTAGTAGAGTGTCATTGATACTACGAGTATCCTCTTTAATATCATCTACTTTATCTTCTAATTTTTCGACCTTTTCTTCAGTATTTAAAATAGAGTTACGAATCATCTGATCCTTTAAATCGTACTCTGTTCTGCTGATAGGTGGCTCTGGTAATTGTTTAGCTTCCTCAATGTCGGCTTGTAAATTAAACCATAAACCAACAACCATAAATATTGTAACGCCAATACTGATAGCAGTTTCAATACTTAGTGTGAATTTTGTGTTTTTATTTAGTTCCATTGTATTTCCTTACCATTTTACTTTATTCGCCCAATATGCTGCACTCATACGCCCTTTGCGAATATTCTTAGCGTGTCGTGCCTTAAATGCTCTCCTTCTTGCTCTTTCTGCTGCAGTTCTTGGTTTCTTCCCTGCACCTCTAACCCCTTGTTGTCCAAAGCGTATTAGTTTTACTTTCTTTCCTACCTTTGCTAATACTGCGTGTGACTTCTTAGGGTGTCCTGGTGTTCTCTTAGGTTTATTATACCCTGAAAAGCGTACCCCTCTGTATGTAATAGCCATTAATCTTGCACCTCTTGTAACATAAATTTATATTTTTTACCATTTCTTCTGTTGATTAGGAATAAGTCCTCTTCTCCTTCTTGGATTACATAACTACCCCAAGTTCCATCAACATCGTTTTGTGAACCTTCGTTTGATAAATCTATGTCAGCAAAATATACTACTCCCCATCGTTTGGAAGATGATCCTAAATCTTGAGTACCATCTGCTCCTGGTAATAAATCTCCATCTGTGTTTAGAGCTAATCTTTCAGTACCACTACTACTACCAGTAGTTGCACCAGTTCTAAAACTTAAATCATTGCCCTCTTGGAATATTGCACTTGTAGAAGATCCTTCAAAAAATATTCTTCCACTATTTGCAGAATTAGAGGAATCGTTATTCAAGACTAATCCATTTGCACCACTTGCTGTAACATCTAATTTTGTTGCAGGTGATGTAGTTCCTATACCGACTTTCCCACCAGCTTGTAAAGTCATTACATTTGAAGGTGCAGTAGTTCCAGTTGTTCCTTTTACATAAAACTGTAAATCTGTTTTATTGTTAGAGTTGTATCCACTTCCTTTAGCAATAATAGCTGCACCAATTTTATCATCAGCACCATTTAATCCAAATGCTATACCTTTATCATTATTATCTTGATTAATTAACAATGAATATTCA